CTGACATCAGAGAGATGCTTGGTAAGCTGTTGGTGGAGAAGGAGAGTCCTGCATTCCCTAAAGAAGAGGAAGTTGTAGAGACCAAGAAGGAAGATGAGGTTGTGGCGGCTCCTGTAGAGAATGAGGAGCTGAAGACCATTAAAGAGATGCTTGCGAAACTGGTAGCTTCTAATGCCGAGTTGACCGAGAAGACTGAGAAAATTATGGTCAAGACAACTTCTTATCCGGGGTCTCTTGAGAGGGATGAGAGTAATAAGATGAGTAAGTCTGATGAGCCTGAGAGCTTCTGGGCTGGTAGGCTTTTCAATAAAAATAATCCCAAAATTCAGGCTATATTGAACGCATAACTTACTGGAGGTAGATCGAAGATGACTAGCATTGGCGAAAGAAATAGGAAGATATGGGAAGCCATCAAGAAGGGGGACATTTCGGTATCCGACTTGATCTCTGATGGTGGATACCTCCTACGGGAGGAAGAGAACAGGTTTATGCAGAAAGTGTATGTGAGTACTCCGTTTCTGCAACAGATCCGTAAAGTTGACATGATCTCTCCCAAGAGGAGAATTAACAAGATAGGAATCGCTGGCAATTTCCTGCATGAAGCCCCTGCTTCCGGGACCGCGCTTGCGGCTGCTAAAAGATCTCAGGTGTTCACTGAGTACGTAGACATGACAACCAGTGAGTTGATTGGTTCGATGTATCTTCCGTATGACGTGATCGAGGACAACTTAGAGAGGGGTGCGTTGGAAGATACGATTATGGACAATCTCCTTCCCCCCAAGATTGGTCGAGATCTTGAAAAACTGCTACTTTTGGGTGATACCGACTCCGCAGACTCTCTGCTTCATACGTTTGACGGGGTTATTAAGCTCCTGACTACTGCTGATGAGAATGTGGTTGATTTCACGGCTACTACCGGTTTGGTTACTGATGAAATGTTTGAGGCATTTCTTGAGGCCCTTCCTGACGAGTATCGTGAGCTGCATGATGCACTGAGGTACTACTTCCATTGGAAGGTTGGGGACCGCTGGGTTATGAATAGGAGACTGCGCCTTACTAATGAAGGCGACCAGATGATCGGGCAGGACTTCTTGACTCAGTACGGGTTCCGTGGAATCGGTATGCAGATGACTTCGCAAATGCCCTCTACTACTGGGCTTCTGACTCCTCCGAATAACATCATATTGGGTGTGCAGAGAGGGATTCAGTTTGAAACAGCGAGAGACATCGAAGCACGAGTGATCATCATAGTTGTGACTATGCGTGTTGCGTTGGGGATCGAAGAGAATGAGGCTTGCGTGCTCGGTCTGGGTGTGAATCCGGCTGCGCCTGTTGCGGCTTCTACAGTGACGACCACAACTACGACAACGACAACGACAACCACAACAACTGCATAGGAGTGTTTGTGAAAGCCAGAGTAACTTATCTAGGTAAGGGAAACAGGAAAGTAGCTATTGATGTAGGTGTTATTGTCCTGTTTCCCTCTGGTGTCCCGGTTGAATGCTCAGACTCGGCAATTGCTTTTGCCAAGGCAAAGAATGAGACAGCCGGGGAGAAGGTATACGAGATAGAGTATCTGGAAGTGCCCACCACTGAGGTTAAGAAGAGAAAGTTACCATCGGGGCACTCACATACAGGGGAGCTTAAAAGACAGAAAGATATAGATTCTCCCCTGTATTCTAAAAGGAATTTGCAGGATGTCATTGCTGACAAACGTAGGGGCTCCGGACTCAAATAGCTTCATAGAGGTCACAGATGCAGATGAGTATTTGCTGCTTCTAGGAGATGATCTAGAAGGTTGGGATGACCTTGATGATGACCAGAAAGAGTTTAGACTTGAACTGGCGGCTAACGCAATGGGTTCAATGCTGACTTTTAGAGGTCAGAAAGCTTATGCGTACCAGGCTCTATGCTTTCCAAGAATGCAGATATATGGAGACGATTCTGGATTGGGGCTGGATGGCGATGACATGACAGAGATACCAGAGAATGTAAAAAAGTCACAAGCATTGGTAGCATATCTTGTGGTTCACAAGTATCTAGCAAACCGGCCAAGTATATCGGAAACTGCTTCTGAAACTCCTGATATATCTAGTTTTTCGATACGAGGCATTTCCGTGGCTTTTAGACAGGATGTGAGTAGCTCTTCAAGGATGATGTCCATTTTTGAATCTATAGTTGAGGATGAGTACTCAATGATTTATTTGTTGTTAAGTAAATACCTTACACAAATCAGAGCTGCTGTAAGCAACGACCGACCAGCCCAACTTGTGTATGAGGAATAATTAAACGCAGGAGGCGTGTAATATGCTTGGAAAAAGAACAGGGATGGTTGGGAAAATCGGTAAGAAAAGGACCCTTACCGGATCTATCTGGGGGAGACTTTCTACCGAGGCCAATAGAAACATTGGCACTATATCTGGAAGAGCGTATGAGCACGATCTTACGACTACAACCGCTTAGGAGGCGTTAGATATGCCCATCATAAAAAGATCAGGTATGCGAGGTTCGGTAGGTAGAAACAGATCCCTTACTGGTTCTGTTTGGAAAGGCAATACTACTGAACGTAATAGGAATATAGGAACGATTGCTGGTAGGTCGTATGAACATGATAATCTGACAAGCACAACTACGACCACGACTACAACAACCACGACCACGACTACCAGCACAACGACTACCGCTACAGCCACAACGACGACTACGGCTACAGCAACAACGACAACTACAACCACTACAACCACTACAACCACTACAACAACTACAACTGAAACAGCAACAACAACTACAGCAACAACAACAACCACTACAACCACTACAACTGAAACAGCTACAACAACTACAGCAACAACAACAACCACTACAATAACGACAACGACTGAAACAGCAACTACGACAACAGAAACAGTAACAACTACAACTGAGACAACTACGACATTGTAGACTCAGCCGGATATGGATTGGTCGTAAAATATGAGACCTCTACAATTAGCAAGAATAACATCGGCCCTGGAGACAATATTTGATTACTCAGCAGGAGATATAATCACTTGGGTAGACCCTGAAGGAAATCCGTTTCTTTTAAGGTCTATTGCTTCTGATACTCCAGGTGAGGGAATTGAGACAGGGAAAGATGGAATTCTTGATCATGATGTAGAGGAGAGGTTATTCTTAAAAAAAGATCTCCTAGATGCTGGAACCACGATAGTTCCGGATGGGTATTTTCTTAAAGGGACTGAACGTTGGGATTTTGTGGCGAATTCACCGATACAGGAGACAATCGTTCCTCTTTTGGCTATACATAACTTTGTATCTGTGAGGATAAGAAAAGCTTCTGAACTAGAGGTTTCAACGGCTGGGGTGATAGGATACACTTAATGGCTGAGAATGCCTTCCAATTGTGGTCAGCGGTATTTGCAAACGCTGCAACTAATTTGGCTGTAACTACCGATGACGTTATGGAAGCATGGGGGCAATCTACAGTAGACAGGGTAAAAGAAGTTATAGAGAATCAGGAATTTGATGCAGTTCCCCTCTCTCCTGCATGGGCAGCAGAAAAAGCAAGACTCGGATTAGACCCAAGGATATTGATAGCTACGGGGAGCATGAAAGATTCATTTGTGTTTGAGTATCACGGCAGGAATGAAGGACTGGATATAGGTACTGAGAATGAAGAGGATGGAATGAAAGCTATGGCGCATGAGTTTGGTGTTCCTGAGAGAAACATTCCTGCCAGACCATTTTTCTATCAAACACTGGAAGAGGAACTGGAAAAACTTGAGGACCTTATTGACATAATAATGGCGGAAGCATTAGCGATATGATAGCGAGTTTGGACGCACACATAGTAGCAAGGTTGGCAAGAGTGACTGTTAAAACAGGTTCAGCAGCAGCCGCTCCTGTAAAGGTCTACCCTATAGATGGGGACCGGGCCAAAGGTCTTACAATATTTCCTTGCTATGCATTGTGCAGAACAACTCCTTTTAAGGTAAATACGGCAAGAACAAAAACAATGGTAGATTATATGACATCCGGAACTGCGGCATCTACTGATACAATTCTTTCTTATAATGATGTGGAGACTCCGGAAACAGATACAGGGGTCATGGAATACACTTCGAGAGACTGGCCCACTGTAATAAATCTTTTCTACCAGGTCGATATATTTGCTACGAACACAGGTCACGCAACGGACCTCTTAACTATGTTGTTTGAGGCTATACCTTATCGGTATACGGCAAAAATTAGTGATAAGCATATGTACTTTTCACTGGACGGGACAACCAACTTAGACAAACTTGCAGCTCCTTTATTTAGGACAGCGGTTAGATACAGGGTCGAAGAAGTTCCGTTGCATCACTTGGCTACTAAGACAATAAGCGGGATTAAGGATATTGTAATGACAGGAAATTTGGAGGCATAGAATGCAATTAGTGAAGATAAAAAACAAAAGTCCTATCAAGATAGAACTTTGTATGCATGATGGGGAACACGTTACACTCGCCCCTTGGAAGAAGGGTGGGACCGAGCATATATCCGGAGAGGTTAGTTTTACAAACATTCCGGATGACTACAAGAAGCTTAAAAGCTTAGTGATTGAGGAGGTCTAACAATGTCTCTAGGAGCTGCAAGAGTTATATACACCCTCAATGATCTGTCTATGTATGCAGACGTTATCTCAAAAGGATACATATTTGCATTGGCTCAGACAGAGAGGGGAATTCCGTGGGACCCGACCCCAATTGCTAGTTGGGAAGAATATGAAAGACTTTTTGGTAAACTTATCTCTGATTCACAGGACCCCCTTGTCTTAAAGATGGGGCTTATGCAGGGGGCTAAATTCCTGGTATCAAGATGTCTGCATATGGTGGACTCAACCGATAAGACTACAATAGATGCTTGCACGGCTACTGTAACAATCCAGGATAGAGGGGCTACGGACCTAGCTGCTGAAGTAAGAAGTGGGTTAGGTCCCTTTGTGTTCAGAGCGCCTTCCGGAGGAGTTCATACTGGAACAGAAGTAGGTCCATATACAATTGTTGTAACAACAGGAGATAAGATGCTATTCGGTCTTGCTGATGAAGCAGACCAGCCTGTGACACTGACTGCCGGGACCATGATTACGGCTCAGACTATTGTGGACCAGATAAACAATGGAACTACTGGAATCACAGCATCTGTCTTGAATAACAGGATACATTTAGTTGCAGACAATCCTGCCGAGTCTTTGAAGATAAAGACTGTTACAGGTCAGGCGTACGCACCGTTGGGACTTACTGTAGGTACATATGCTATTGATCCTGGAACAGATTCTTTAATTATAAGCATAAATGGAGACGGCAATCAAACGTTTACTATGACTGCTGGTACAAGAACCGCTGCTCAGGTTGTCACAGATCTTTCTGCTCTAACAGACGCAACGGCTACTTCAAATTCAGGATATCTATACCTCACATCAACAGATGTAGGAAGTAGCGCATCTATAGAGGTAAAAACTGCTTCTACTGCTCTTGACGTACTTGGTTTTGATGACGATGAACACCTTGGTTTTACTGGATCTCCGCAGGAGACTATTTCTTTTGAATCCAAAGATCCTGGGACATGGGGAAACGATCTTAAAATAGAGGTATATGCCTCTGATCTTAACCCAGCTACCAAGTTTGATATCAGGGTCGCCTACGATAGGCAACCAGCATTGAATGAGTACTGGTCAGAGATGTCAATGGACCCGGATGCAGAGAGGTATGCTCCTCGGTATATTAACGAAAGATCGAGATTGGTTGTGGCTACAGATGAGGAAAGTACTAACCCGAACCCGGCAAACTTGCCTATTCCTTCTGAAGTAGGATATGCACTTGGTGATGGTAGTGATGGTACACTCCTTTTGGAAGAGTATGACTGGATTGGAGACCCGTTAGAGCAAACTGGTATGTACTCTTGCGGTAAGACTGATATGGGGATTGATTTTATTATCCCAGGCACGTCAAACATCACAGTGCTTCAGTATCTTGCTGCTATGTGTGAGAATACAGGCGACTGGGTTTCTTATGCAAATACCCCGTTTGGGTACACCCCGATGAGGGCTAAGGCATGGAGAATGGGAGAAAGTCCCTTCTCTTGGGAACCTTTTAATTCTCATAGATTGTCACTTTGGTTTGGTAGACCGCTTGTTTATGACTCTTCAGATGATACTAGAAAAGAAATCTCCAACCTTGGGCATCTGTCTTCTTGTATTACCAAGACAACTGAGTCTTACACAGACAGCCATGCGCCTGTAGGACCGAGACGTGGTGTTGTTGATTTCGTAGAAGGCATAGACTGGAACCTTAATGACTACCGTGGTTTTCAGGACATGTTTGCTGATTACCAGATCAACTACCTTCAGATCACCAGACAAGAAGGGGCTGTATTCTGGGAGCAAAGGACTACGCAACTCCTGGCATCTGCTCTTCAGCATGTCAATGTAATCAGGTTCCTGACCGTCATGAAGAGGATGCTGGTTCCTATCCTTCGTACGTTCCTCTTCGAGCCTAACCATCCGATGACCTGGAGAGAGGTTCACAGAACACTCGATCCTGTGTTCAGACTGTGGAAAGCAAAATATGAGATATACGATTATGTGCTTCAGACAGATCGTGATGCTTTCTTTGATGGTGGTGAGCTGAAGAATGCGGTGTTGAACTCAGGTCTTGAAATAGACCAAGGTATATACAGGGCCAGAGCACTTGTGCAACCAACCAGGGCTATTTACTACTTTGACTTTGAGGTAGGTGTGCTTAGAACGGGCGAAGCTTTTAGTCAATACACTCCTCTGAAAGAATTGCCGGGATGGGTCAAACGCTAGAAGTGTGTGATATTGTTAATGATTTTTTTTAAAAATTTAACTTGACATCCAACCTGAAGCATGATACCTTCCTGCCAACAAATACTTAGGAGGGTATCATGAAAGACAGAGAAGACATTATTGGGCAGACATTTAACAGGTTGACAGTTAAGAGCTATGTAGGAGGAAAGAAGTACAAATATCGTTGTGAGTGCATCTGTGGTAGGGAGACAGAAGTTCCACGAGACCTCTTGATAAATGGGAAGACCAAATCTTGTGGTTGCCTACGCAAAGAGATAATAACAAAGCACGGCGCAACAGTTAGAGATGGAAGCAGGCTAAGTGCTACTTACAGGTCTTGGGAAAACATGATAGGAAGATGTCTGAACCCCAACTCAAAAGACTACAAGAACTACGGCGGCAGGGGCATTACCGTCTGTGATGAGTGGCTTACTTTTGAGGGTTTTTATGCAGATATGGGCGATAGACCTGAAGGAACCACTCTTGGAAGAAGGGACAATGATGGTAGGTATGCTAAGGATAATTGCCGATACGAGACTGCAAAACAACAACAAAGAAACACAAGGAAAATTGTAAAGTTGGACAGTGGAGAGACTGTAGCCTCTTTGTCAAAAAAATCTAACCTTGATTATAAACTAATATCCTATAGATTATGGAGAGGGTACTCTGAGGAAGAGGCCAGAAATACACCTCATGGAAAACTAAGAAACAGCAAGCTCCGTGACAGAGAGGATATGATAGGTAAGAGAAACGGTAGACTGGTCGTAGATTCTACTGTTAGAGAAACAGTAAAAGATGGTAAGAGTAGAATCTATTTGAATTGTACTTGTGATTGTGGTAAGACAGCAAAGATGTTGGTAGGTAATTTCTATAAGACTAGCTCTTGTGGTTGTTATCGACTGGAAGTATCAAAAGAGAAGATACATGTGGCAAGACTAACTAGACTTGAACGAATCAAACAGAGATCTGTGGGATTGGAGGAATAAGATATGGCGACTGAGGCTTTAGCCCTAGAGGTTCACAAGAAGTTTGCGTTTAGACTCGAAATCAACGGGTATCCTGTGGCTGCTATACAGGAATGTAAGTTGGGTGCTGTTGAGGTAGGGGTTGCAAGCAGAGCTGGCGGGGGCCAAAATTTTCCAGTACATGAAGGTGGAATGATAAAGTATGACATGCTTACCTGCAAAGGCGTAGTTCCGTTAGATGGACCTGGAAAAACATATTGGCAAAGGTGGATAAATAAGGTACAAGATCCTACGACTGGGACCGGCATGAGGAAGAAAGAATATGCTCAGGATTTCACCCTCTATGATCTGGACCCTGACAAGAACGTAATACTGGCCTGGGAATATCATAATGGATGGGTTACTAAGTTCGATCCAGGTGACAGGAACGCAATGTCTGAGAAAGACGATTCGACAGTGGACGTGACGATAGTGTTTGATTATAGAGTACTCAGGGAGGTGTAATGTATGAAGAAACTCACCAAGGATATAGTGTTACCTATATCTAAGCTGGGGGCAAGCATTAAGGAGGGGGACGGGTGGAACGAAAAGATTCTCTTCAGTCAACGAGAAAAGATTCATTTGGCTCTACCTGATTATTGGGCAAGTCTTACAACAAAACTTGGTGAGAAAGTTAAGCCTTCTGGGGATGACATATTGGACTTAACACTTCCTGATCAGCATACACTCGCAATCGAGATATTCAAGCTTTCTTACGGGAATATACTTGAGTTAAGGTGGGTGTGTGCTGGATGCAGTAAAAAGGCAAAATATACAATTGATCTTGACACACTAGATTTTATTCCTCCACCACCTGATGCGGCCCCCCCTGATCCAACTTTTGAGGTATTTTTACCAAGATCAAAGAGAAGGGTACGCATAGGGTATGTTACTGGTAGGAAAGAACGAGAAGAGCTTGATGCAGAATCCTTCGATCCTAACAGGGCTGATCTTAGATCCATACGCAGTATTGAAGATGTTACAACGGTTAGTTATGAGGATGTTTTAAATCTTCCTTTGATGGACCATAGAGTCTTGAGAGAAAAAGTTAAAGAAATTGAATGTGGCTACGTCACTGACGTATCTTTCAAGCATAGTTGTGGTAATGAGAGGACGGTAAACATCTTGCTTGACCCTTCTTTCCTGGTTCCTGGCTTTGGGGGCTAAAGCTAGGATCGGTAATTTCTGTTCTGAGCCCTTTTGATTGGAGTGTCCTGTTTGGGAGAGATAATGAGCAAGAGATGTTTAACATAGTCTATCACCTCAAACAGGATTATTCTACTGTTGAACGCTGGACTCCAAAGCAACGAAAACAAAGATGGGACCTCTATCTTGAACAGAAAAGGTTCGAGGATTCGTTAATAGCAAAATGATACTTGAAGCTGGCCTAAAACTCACCCAACAGGGCTTCTCCGAATTAGAATCTGCACTCCAGAAAATATCTACTAATATGAAGTCTGTGTCTGATCTCACTCAACAGATGGATACCTACATCAACCGCTCCGGAACTGGGTTTAAAGAATGGGGAAACCAATCGGACCGAGCTACACGTAGACTCCAATCAACATTTATGGAAACAACCAGAACAGTTGCCGCCGACTCTAAACAGATGGTCACTGAGATAAATAAAGTTGAACGTGCTTTGAAAGGCATGAGTGTTGCTGGTGGTGGTAAAGGTGGAAAAGGTGGAATGAGTATGCCTGGAATGGGAGGCATGGCTACTTCTGCTATAAGTTACGGTATGGCTGGAGGACTTTTATTACATGATGCTGTAGTCTATGCAAAAGACAGAGTTATGGATATAGTTGAATCTGTTAAGGACGTGGACCAAGCAACTAAATCTATGTTAGGGAAAGGTTTCGGAAGAGGGCTAATAGATAGCTTCAGGGAATCTTTCTTAAAATGGTCGGAACCAGGAGACTCAGCAAAGCAAACTGGAAAAATATTTGAGGACATGGGACAGATATATAAGGGAATGACAGCAGAACATAGGGATGAACTTTACCATACTCTACGTAAGGCTGCCTATGTCAATGAAGTTGATGTAAACAAGTTCTGGGACCACATCCGTAAGATGCAAACATCTTTCTTTCCAGGTGCTACTACCCCAGAAGCAAAGATTGATGCTATGACTAAACTAAGCAGACAGTTTACGCAGGCAATACAGAAATCTACTGCCGGTGTGGAACCAGAAGATATGATGGACCTACCTCTTACAATGCTGGGTAGGAAATTTAAATCAGAAGAAGTTTATGCTATGGGGGCACTTGGAGCTGGTCCTTTACTTAGATTCTTGGGGACTCCAGCCGGTGATGCTATGTTTGCCAAGGCTTTTGCTAGGGGTTCTAAGGCTGTCCATGAGGAGGGCATTGGTGGGGTTGCTACTAGGTTCGGAAGTGTTGCAGGTATAGCTCCGAGACATGTTGGATTGTATACTGAAGAAGAAAAGGAATCGAGAAAGGAACTTCTTGAAAGAATACCAGAAATGGGTACAACCAAGCAGGAGACCGCTGGTTTTGCTAATGCAAGGAAGTTAATACATGACCAGTTGGCTAGGATGGATCATGTAAACAAAATAATAGAAGGGTATTCTCTAAAGGAGGTAAAATCTTTGAAATCCTCCAAGGACCCTATGGCTGTTTTGGACTTTGTTCGAGAACATGGAATGAAATCTGAAACAGAAAAGCTTGTAGCTGGAGGGATGCCTGAACAAGAGGCAAAAGCTGAAGCTGCTTATAAAATGGCTACTGAACTATTTGGTGGAAATGTCCGTATGATGAGATTTATAGAACCATTAACAAAGGCTTTGATGGGATCTAGGAAGGATTACGAGGACATAAAGGCTAAAATAAAGGCAGCAGAAGATATAGCAGAAACTATACAAGGTCCTTATAAAAAAATGAAGGGATTGTTGTCTGAGACTTTTGCAGACATGGGCGATTCTTACACAAAGGTTCTGACAGCTATCGGGACTGCTATAGGCCCCGCTTTGTCTTCTTTTGCACAGTCTTTTAAAGTATCAGCAGAAAAAATCAGAGTAGCCTTTATGGGGATGGAAAAGGAGCTTAATGAAAAACTTGAGCGTTTTGCACAAGGAGTAATAGATACTCTTACTGGTGGTAAGAAAGGTGAAGGCATAGCAGGAGCAATAGAAAGTATTACAGCTAGATTAAAAACCCTAACCCCAGCAGATTTTGAGGAGGCAGGAAAAGCCGTTGCTGGGTTTGTTCTTACTATAAAATCTGTGGCTGCTGGAATAGTTCCTAGCTTAGAAACAATTGCTTCTATGATGTGGAA